ATTATGGAAGGAAGAGAATGGATTTTTAATAATGGAATTTGGTCCGAAAGAATGCATGAACAATCAATTAAAACTATTAAAAATTCTTCTTCTAGAAATTTAAATAAAAATATTGTAAAGATATTTGAAAATTACTTTAAAAATTTATAAAAATGAGATTTATAGGAAAAGAAGAATTTCAGTATTTGATGTACAGCATCAATGAATCTATTGAAAAAAATAATGATTCAAATTATAAAATAAAAAATTATTCTATTCTTTTTCCAGAAAATCATTATATAAATGAAGCATCATCAAGTTCTGTATTAACAACTTCCAAACCAACTCCACCAAAAACAAGTTTTGGTCCAATTGGTTCGGGTTCAGGTGCACCGACAAAAGAAAAAAAAGACAGTGTTATGTTTGGTGATATGAGTAACATGGATAAAGCTGCTGCTGCTGGCATGTATGCTGCTGGTGGTATCGGTGATTTGTTGGGACCCCATGTTGTCTCTGGTGCAGAATCTTTTGCCGATAGATTAACTAAAAATTTTGGTGGATCTATTGGAAAAGCTTTTGCTGGGAATGTTTTAGGACAATTGAAACAACTTTCCGGTTATGATTTTGTAAATATTAATTTAGGAAATATTGCAAACGCAAATATGCAAAATGTTCTTGGCGGAATGGGTAAACCGTTTGCTCCAATTTTGATACCAAAATCAAAATCAGTTCCATCTTTAGAGGATTTAGAAAACCAAAATAATTCAAAAAAAGCAAAACCAAAAACACCTAAATCACCTCCAACCCCATCCCCTTCCTCGTCACCACCAATGGGGTCAACACCATAATTTTAAATTATTCTAAATATTTTACATCGATTAAAGGATCCTTTTTATGAAAAATACAAACAAAAAAACAATTTCCGAAGCAGTAGCACAAGCAATGGGCTTGGGTGCTGTTTCTGACGGAAAGCCAGATTATGATGCTACAGGCAGAGGTTCTATGTCAGCGTCACCAGTCGTAACCGGAATGCCATCGACAACTCCAGTCGGTGCTCCAGTTGTCCCTATGTCAGCACAACTTTCAATGGGTGGGGGTCAAAAAATGGCCAATTCTTCGCCCGAAGAAGAAGGTGAAGAAACCGAAGAAACCGAAGAAGGCGAAGAAGAAATGCAAGAAGAAGCTCGCGCAGAATTCCGCGACGCTCTCGTTTCTCTTCTCGGTGAAGAAAATATTAACGAAGATCTAATTGTAAAACTTGAAGCTATTTTTGAGGCTTCGATTGCAGATAGAGTTCAAAAAGTCGTTGAAGTAATTTCTGAATCCGCCGACCAAAATGTAAAACAATATCTTGATAATTTAACTGAAGCTCTTGTAGAAAAAGTTGATGATTATCTTGATTATGTCGTTGAAGAATGGATGACAGATAATGCTGTTGCCGTTGAACAAGGAATTAAGACACAAATTGCTGAAAACTTTATTAGTGGTCTAAAGAATCTTTTTGAAAACCATTATATTGATGTTCCAGCAGAAAAATATAATGTTCTTGATGAACTCTATGAACAAAATAGACAATTGCAAGAAAAACTCAATGAAGCAGTAAATAACAACATTTCTCTCAAGAAAGAAGTTTCTTTGACTGAATGTGCTGGTATTTTCGTAGCAGAAACAAGAGACCTTGCTGATACACAAGTTGCAAAACTACAAAACTTGATGGAAAATGTTTCTTTTGAAACCCCAGAAGAATATCGTGAAAAGCTTGTAGCAATTAGAGAAAATTACGTAAATGCTTCGAAGGTTTCAGCTCCATCAAAATTGTCTCAGCCAGAACAAACATTTGCACCAGTAAAACAAGCACCAACAACTTTAGTAGAAAATTATGTTGGAGCTATCGGAAGACTTAATAAAAAGGTCTAAACACAAAATTTTCTAAATAATTTTACTCACAGGAGATAACATAAAAATGCAATTTGCAGAAAACACACCATATGACGTATTAACCGAGAAGTGGGAGCCAGTGCTTGGTCACGAAGCTCTTCCTTCCATTCAAGATGACTATCGTAAGAAAGTAACCGCAGTTCTCTTAGAGAACCAAGAACAAGCTATTCGTCAACAACACCTCGTTGAAGACATGGCTTCTGGAAACAATCTCGGTGGTCCAGCAACCTCAACCGGCTACAATACAGCTGCTGTATCTGGATATGATCCAGTTCTCATCAGCTTGGTTCGCCGTGCAATGCCCAATTTGATGGCTTATGACATTTGCGGCGTTCAACCAATGACCGCTCCAACTGGCCTCATCTTTGCAATGCGCGCTAACTATGCTTATGGCGGAACCGTTGGCACAACCTACGGAAACGCTGGCTACGTTGAAGCCATGTTCCAAGAGCCACAAGCTGGATTCGGTGGTTCAGGTTGGACACTTGATTCAAGCTATGTTGCAACAAAAGGCTTGTCTGCTGCTTTTTCAAGCGGTGTCAAACCCGCCATAAATACTTTAAATGTTCTTAGAGGTATTTTGACTTCACAGGGCGAAGGAATCGGCAAGGCTTCACCATATGCCAACTGGAATCAAATGGCATTCTCAATCGACCGTGTTGCTGTCCAAGCAAAGACTCGCGCTCTAAGCAGCAACTACACCGTCGAATTGGCACAAGATCTTAAGGCTGTTCACGGTCTTGACGCTGAAGCTGAACTCGCAAATCTTCTCAGCACAGAAATTCTTGCTGAAATCAACCGCGAAATCGTCAAAACAATTTACTACGTTGCTCGTCAAGGTTCAGTCCAAAACGATCTTGCTATTGGTGGTCAATACGATCTCGATGTTGACTCAGACGGTCGTTGGTCTGCTGAACGTTTCCGTGGTCTTAGCTTCCAAATTGAGCGTGAATGCAATTACCTCGCCAAGGAAACTCGCCGTGGTCGTGGTAACTTCATCATCTGCGACAGCGATACCGCTGCAGCACTCGCAATGTCTGGTTTCATGAGCCTAAGCCCAGCAATTGCACCACAACTTAACGTTGATGATACTCAAAGCACCTTTGCTGGCGTAATCAACGGTAAGATCCGTGTGTACATTGATCCATATAGCCCAGCAGGATATAACTTCTTCTGCGTAGGTTATAAGGGTGAATCCCCATACGACGCTGGATTGTTCTACTGCCCATACGTTCCGCTACAAATGGTACGTGCAGTTGATCCTAACACTTTCCAACCACGTATTGCCTTCAAGACTCGCTATGGTGTCGTAGCCAACCCCTACGTCATCAACAGCGCAGGTATTCCAGACGGTGAAACCCTCACCACTGGCTTGAACCAATACTACCGTTTGACTGCTGTTAAGAGTCTCCACGGCGGAACTTGGTAATCTAAGTAATAATTAAAACTTCGAAAACCTCCCGAGTAATCGGGAGGTTTTTGTTTTACCATAAATATTTTTATGACCACATGTTCACCAAATATAAATCCACTATACAATAGTTACTTTCGTTTAATTTTTGGTCGTGGAACTAAACAAATGGAATTGATGTGTCAAAAAGTAAATATTCCCGGCATTTCAATAGGTGATCAACCACAGCCCACTACTCTTGGTACAACTATTCCAGTTGCCACTCAATCAATTCAATTTGAATTGTTGAACGTTGAATTTATTATAGATTCCAATTTGCAAAACTGGAAAAGTATTTATTCTTGGATGAGAAATTTAACAAATATTGCAAATGATTATGATCATAATTTGAATTATCAAGATTGGCATCATCAAGCAAATTTATTAATTTATGATGGTTTTAACGATTCCCCTCCAACAACTTTTAAATTTTACCATATAATACCTGTAGCGTTGAGTGGATTCATGTTTCAATCGGATAGTGCAGACGCATTGGTTCAAAAAGCCACATGCAAATTTAAATATTCACACTATACAATAAACCCAGATGCACCATCAAATTTAAAAAATACTGCTTAAAAATAATCAGAAGGGTTGTCAGACCAGCTTTCTGGATTTTCAGGTGGCTTCTCGGGATTATATGGTAGCTTATTCGTTTCTGGTTTGACTCTGGAGCGTTTCTTTGGCTTGGGTTGGGGTTTGGGCATCTCTTCTTCGATGGCCTCTATAACCGATTCTACGTCTTCTTCGTCATTTAAAGATTCTGAATCTTCATAAGTTTCTATTAAATCATTGACAAAATTTACAAAATCATCATTTGTAAAAAGATCGTTCAATAATAATAAACCCGGATCATTCGAATTTTCAGAATCGCTTGCAGAAGATGTCATTATAGATTTTGGATCGCTCTGAATTGCCAATAAATATGCGTTATACATTTTTACAAGTTCTTCTTGTGGCTCTCCACAATATACTATTGATGTATTAAAAATTTTTGCTTCAAAGTTTTTTATACTTGAAAGATAATTTGTTAATTTAACATATTCTATCATATTGTTCATATTATCTTTTGTGATATATGATTCCAGTCTTGCTGGAAATTTTATTATAATAGAATTATCATTTTCTATAGCAGTTCCTATTAATTCTTCACCAGTCAATAAACGAATGACTTTCAAGGAACCCGACAAATCAGTTTCGGGAATAGAATCGGACATTTAAATGTCCTCCTTTAAATTATTTATCTTGTGTCAGGTCTGTAAAACCCATAGAAAATATTTTAAAATCAAATTTTTCTTTTTTATAAATTTTAACACGCTCTTCAAAATGTTTGAACACGTGATTTTTATATGATTTCCAAGAAAGATCATCAACAATATCAAATACTTTCAAAGTTTTCTTTTTTTCTGATACACGCAATCCTCTACCAATGCTTTGTAAAAGTCTTATTACTGATTTAGTTGGGGAAGCAAAGATAATGTTATCAAGATTGACAATGTTAATCCCAGCAGAAGTAGTGCCGTAACTAGCAACCAAGATGGCATCTTTTTCAGAGTCAATAATTCTTCGAATGTATTCTCTGGCTTCTGCTTCTGTTTTGCCTGAGATAAAATAAACCTTGCGTGTTCCCGCTTTTTCTTTGCAAAGTTCGTAGAGAGGCTTCCCTTGCGCTTCAACATAATTGAAGAGTACAAGCGTATTGCCCTTTGTTCTGGAGACCAGTTGCCAGATGAATTCATTTCTCTTATTATTAGTTATTATCCATTTAATTTCTTCTGCATATTTTTGTTTTTTTAATAATTGTTTTTCTTGATCTGTATATTTTAATACAATGCAATCTATACCGAGTGTAGCCAACAGCCCTTTATTCATTAGATTCTTTGTATGAATAAATTGAACTGCTGGACCTAAAATTCCTTCAATACTCAATCTATGAGCTTGTGTTTGTTGTAATGTTCCTGTAGTCCCACAACGAAACCAAGCCTTGGTGAGTTTTTGACCAATAAAGTTTATAGATTCTGCTTTTGCTTGGTGACATTCATCAAAAAATATAGCATCAAATTGATCAAACCATTCTCTGGGCAATTTGTATATGGATTGCCAAGTGGATACTACTATCTGTTTATTTGTTTCTTTATCTACGCCAGCAGATATTTTGTGTATATACTTCTTGCAAGACCATGATTTATCTTGACAAGAATAATCAAAAAAATCGGCCTCCATCTGATTGACGAGACCGACTGTTGGAACTAAAATTAGGATTTTGCGATCTGTACGCAATACCTTTTGAAGATATCGAACCAATACGTATATAATAAGACTTTTTCCTGAGCCAGTCGGTGATATCAAGACCGAACGATGATTGTTCAATACATGCAAAATACCCTGTTTCTGGTGGTCGTGCATTTTGACTGGTTGTTTGCGTACCGAAACCTTCAATGATTCGTAAAAATCCTGAAGTTGATCCTCGGTAACACATAATGGGTTTTGAGTCTCCTTTATATTTAACTCATAACCACGATCTTTGCAAAATTTTTGTAAATAAGTTTTTAGACCTCTAGGCAGAGTGGATGAAAGAATATCATAGAGCCGAACTTTTCCGTCCCATATGCGCTTTTTGTACAATGGCATATATTGAGCACCGGGAACCATGAATGAGAAATAATCTCTCAATTCTTGTTTAATTCCTTTTTCGGTTTTCACATAATATCGTACTTCATCAATAGATTCAACGTCTAAATCCACATAATATTTAGATGATTCCGTTCATCATTTTTTGCCAATCAATAGCAGACTTTATCATAAAATTTCTGTTGTTTAGCGATTTTAAAAAATCTTCAACAATACGAAGTTTTACTTCGGTTACAGCAACTTTAGATTTTAGTTCAATAACTTTTGGATCTGCTTCAACAAATTGTTCTACATCGCTTTTCAATAATGTAAAATCACATGGATCTTCATTCCATGCCTCAAGTTCTTCTTTTGAAGCCTTACCTGTGTAAATTTTCCACTTACGCAATTTTAAAATTGCCAAGTCATTTTGCTGTTTTGCCAAAAGTAATTTGACATCTGATAAAATCGTAAGATACTTTGAGTGTATTTGAGGTATCTTAAGAGACTCTATTCCTAACTCTGTAGAGTCTATTTGAGAGTCTTTAGTAATAAGTTCTTTAAGGTTCTCTAGATTCATCTTTTAGAGATTACTCTATAGTATACTTTAGATAATGTCAAATAAATATATTTGACTTTTATTATCTGTAAATTATATTGAACGAGGTAAAATACATATGTCCAAATTAATAATCAAATTTCCAACAAGAAACAGACCAGAAAAATTTAAAAAAGTTTTACAACTTTATATCGATGCTTTATCAGGAAAGCATGATGTAAAATTTGTAATTACCATGGATGACGATGATCAAACCATGAATAATGAAGAAATTAAAAACTGGTTGAATTCTTTGCCGGTAAACGTAAAGTACAATTACGGGAATTCTAAAACAAAAATACAAGCAGTCAATGCTGATTTAGAAAATGAAGAAGCCGATGTGCTACTAGTAGCATCAGATGATATGATTCCTCAAATTCAAAATTATGATGACATTATTTTTCAATCTTTTAATCATGTTTTTCCAAATTTTGATGGGGCCATTAAATTCAATGATGGTCTTAGAAATGATGATTTAATGACATTATGTGTCATGGGTTGGCCTTTGTATAAACAATTTGGGTACATATACCATCCAGAATATACTTCTGTGTACGCCGATACCGAACAAACGCTTGTACTTAAAAAAATTAAAAAGTATGCAATTTCAGATATTTGCATCATACGCCATGCATGGACACCAGCTCCGTGGGATGAACTACACGCCCGTAATGAAAATTCTAAAATGTATTCAAAAGACAAAGAAGTCTTTGATAGACACATGAAAGAGATTTTAGTTTGATTAATTATTTGACATATCTTAATAGTGGATGCAAAAGCATGTGTGATAATATGCTTTTGTCTTCAGAAAAAGTTGGAATAAAAAAAGAACAATTTATAATTGTTGCTTTTGATAAGCCAATTTATCAATATTATTTTGAAAAAGGATATAATGTAGAACTTTTTAAAGATGGTCCAGAAGAAATTTATCACGAATGGTCTTGGGATCAAAATTCTAAATTTAGAGATCTCGTAAAAAATAAATGGCAAATTATCGGAAAATATTTTAAAACAAATAAACCTTTAGTTTGGTTAGATACTGATGTTGTTTTTGTAAAAAATCCAGAAGAATATTTTTTAAATCTTAAACAACCTACATTTCAAATTGAGTATCCAGTAAATTGTGCGTGTACTGGTTTAATGTATTTTCCTGATTGTAAAATATCAGAAGAAATAATTAATATTTTGTCTGAACAAAATACAGAAGATGACCAAATTGTTTGTAACAACTTGTTACAAAATAATATGCTACAAAACAAAGTAAGTTTTTTAAATTTGGATTATTTTCCAAATGGTGCATATTTTTACGATGCAAAGGGTACCGACTTAAACCAAACAGTAATGCTGCATTGCAACTATATCGTAGGTATTGAAAACAAGATAAATAGACTTAAAGACGCAGGAGTTTGGTATCTGTGATATATACAAGAGATGATTTGAGACCAACCCCAACTTATCCCACATATCCACCTTATCATAGAGGTGCATATTTGGAAGATTATTTTTACAATAAATTTATAAAAGATAATCCAGAGGTAAATAGAGATTACATTGCTATAAGTTGGACAACACTTTATTGCGAAAATAAAGATAAAAATATACAAAGTTTTTTAGATTCTTT